TACACGACGCTCTTCCGATCTGGGAACGCGCGACCCCATTTCATTTCTAGCGACAAAAATTTACAAGTTTACAAAAATTACCAGAAATCTTGTAAATTCTGTAAAGTCTTGCAAGTTCTGTGTAGGTGTGCCAGAATTTGCAAAATTCCCCCGAAGGTGTGACCATGGTGACCAAAGCCGCCACTTCCCAACCTGCAAAGATGGAAAACGGAAAAGTTCTTCTGAACCAACTTTCCGCGACTGCCGTGTGCGGGATTACCGAAGCCACCATGATCAACTGGCGGAAGCTTACGGATCGCGGTGTTCCACCACCCTTCAGGGATGATGGGTGGGTTGAGGCCAGAGCGCTTGGTGAGTGGGTTCGAAACCATCAGATCACCCGTCGGGGAAAAGCCGGGTACGGATACCCGTTCGCCCCGCCCGGATGGGCCCCGATCTCGTCTGAACCTGACGGTGGGGGTTTGGATGGACCCAGTGATAAATCGGCGGTCGACGCGCGCCTGAAGACAGCACAGGCGATGAAGATCGAACGTGAGAACCAAGTGGCCGAAGGGCTTTTGGTCCCTGCTGATCAGGTCGAACAGGTATGGATTTCCATACTTGCGAAGGTGCGAACCCGCCTCTTGAAGATTCCAAGTTCTCTCGCTATGGTTGTCACAGGTGACGCCGATCCACATTCCGTTCAGGTAAAACTTGAGGATGCTGTGCGGGATGCGTTGACCGAATTGTCAGAGGATTGGCGAGAAGGCCAGAAAACTGAGGAAGAAGACTTCGATGATTGAAGGTAACGAGATCGTAACGCGCCAAGACCTTGTTCTGCTAGGGTTCGGTGCCCTCGGTGGCATGGTCAGATCAGCCAGCCTGAAAACAACGTGGAAGGAAGGAATCCGCGTGGTTTTTATCGGTTCGGCCACGTCGTTCGGATTTGGGTCCTTGACTCCGGTCATGTTAAAGCCCTTTATAGGTGATATTCCGGCTGACCTGCAAGGCACCGTCGGATTCATCGCATCAGCCGCATTTCTGGTCGGTCTGATCGCTGTGACCATCGTTGAGCGTTTGATCGCGGGGAAAAAATGAAACCATTTTGGCGTCGACCAAAGTCTGATCCCGATACAGATTTGCGCCACACACTTTGTGTCGGGTTTCCGATCTTCCTCGTGTTCCTCGTCGTTTTGCCAAAGGTAATGTGATGGATTTTAAACAGGTTCAGGCGGCTATCGGTGTCGCTGCGGATGGGTTTCCCGGCCCGAAGACCTCGGCGGCTCTGACCCGTGAGGCGATGGCCGGGAATCTGGCAGTTCTGAGGCCGGTGCAGATCGAACTGCCTCTCGTCGCCCCGAAGACGACCGCCATGATCTACCAAGGGTCGGCTCAGTATCCGGTTGAGGAAATCGTCATTCACTGTACGGCAACCGACCGGGAGTGGTACGCAGACGCGACCCTGACGCAGAAGATCGCAGAGATCACACGCTGGCATCGCGCTCGTGGGTTCTCTACCATCGGCTACCACTGGGTGATTGACCGTGATGGGTCGATCCTGCCCGGTCGACCGGAAACGGTGATCGGAGCCCATGTCGTCGAAGCGAACCGGGGCACCATCGGTATTTCTTTGGTCGGCGGGTTTGGCGGTGCGGCGACGGATCGTTTCGAAGACCATTTCACTTCGGCGCAATGGAAGACGTTGCAGTCGAAGATTGCAGATATTCGGTCGCGGACCCAGATCAAAAGGATCACCGGCCATAACCAGTACGCGGCAAAGGCTTGCCCGTGCTTCGACGTTCCGTCAACTGTGAGGGTCTGACATGCTGAAAGGTCGCAAAACCTATATTGTGGTAGCCATGATGCTGCTTTGCGTCGTCGTTGAAACGGTCTTGGGGGTCGACGTCCCCGGTGTGACCATTGGTGCCAACTGGCTTCAGGACATACTGGCCGCAGCCGGTCTCGGCACCCTGCGCGCTGCCGTAAAGTAGCCGCAGAACACCATGTACGCTTCAACCCGTGGCTTGATGCGGCGGGTGCTGTCCAAGATGGCCCCCCCGCCAAAAATGACCGTCAGCGAATGGGCTGACGAATACCGACGGCTGTCTGCCGAATCGTCGGCATCGCCGGGTCGGTGGCGCACCGACGTGGTCCCTTACCTCAAAGAACCCATGGACATGATCGGTCGACCGGGTGTGCGTGAAGTCGTGATGATGACCTCGGCCCAGATCGGGAAATCTTCGTTCGTCGAGAATGTGGTCGGTTACTTCATGTCACAAGACCCCTGCCCGATCTTGCACGTCTCCCCTACCCTGTCGTCGATGAAGATGTTCTCAAAGGAACGTCTAGCGCCGATGATCCGAGACACCCCGGTCCTGACCCGTTTGGTCAAAGACGCGCGGTCGCGTGACAGCGAGAACACAATCGAGACCAAGAAATTTCCGGGCGGCAACTTGGCCATGGTGGGTTCGAACGCCCCATCTGGTCTGGCATCCCGACCTGTTCGGGTTGTGGTGGCCGACGAGGTTGACCGTTTCGAAAGATCGGCTGGAACGGAAGGTGACCCGTTGAAGCTGGCGATCAAGCGGACCACGACGTTTTGGAACCGGGTGATCCTGTACGTTTCGACGCCGGGAAACAAGGGCGAATCGCGGATCGAAGAATCCTACGACCGATCCGACATGCGACAACTCTGGTGCCCCTGCCCCGATTGTGGGGAACTTCAAACCCTGACGTGGTCGCAGGTCCAGTGGCGTGATCATGACCCGGAAACGGCTTTTTATGAGTGCCGGGAATGTCATTCGGTCTGGAATGATGTTCAGAGGAAAGCGGCTGTGCGCAAAGGCGAATGGCGGGCCCAGAAGCCTTTCAACGGGGTGGTCGGCTACCACCTGTCGCAAATCTATTCCCCGTTCGCCCGTCTGGCCGACGGTGTTCGTGACTTTTTGGAAAGCAAGAGCAACCCTGAACTGCTGAAGGTTTGGACAAACACCTTTTTGGGCGAGACGTGGGAACAGACTGGTCAGCGCCTTGAATGGTCAGACGTTGCTGAAAACCGTGAGTTCTGGAACACGGGTGAGGTGCCCGAAGACGTTACCTTGATCACGGTCGGTGCCGACATGCAGGATGACCGGGCTGAGATCGAATGGGTCGGGTGGGGGAATGACCACAAGACGTGGTCTTTGAAGTACCAGAAGGTTTACGGCGACCCTTCGACGCCTGAGTTTTGGGCTGAACTCAGATCGACCATGGTGCAGACGTTTGTCCATCCGCTGTTTGGTGAGATCGCCCCGCGCCTGATCTGCATGGACTCTGGCGGTCACTACACCCACGAGGTCTACAAATTCTCGACCTCGGTCCCTCGGTGCGTTCCGATTCGGGGTGTTCCGGGTGCCGGAAAGCCTCTGGCCGGTAAGCCCTCAAAGGCAAACCTTGGTGGTGTTCAGGTCTTCAACATCGGCGTTGACACCGGGAAGGAACTGGTGGCCGCGCGGATGAAGATCAAGAGCCCGGAACACCCCGGCTATTGCGCCTTCCCCGCCGACCGCGATGACGACTATTTCCGGGGTCTGACGGCTGAAAAGCTGATGACCCGGTTTGTCAAAGGGTTCAAGAAGCAAGAATGGGTGAAAGTTCGCCCGCGCAACGAACCTTTTGACTGTCGGGTCTACGCCACGGCGGCACTGGAAATGCTTCAGGTCGACCTCAATTCGCAGCGCCGCGAAGCCTTGCGGACAGTCATGAACAACATCACGCGGGCGGTGAGCAAGGCGCTTGCGACCCCCGCACCAGTGCGTGAAAAAACAAATTGGGCGACGGGTTGGCAAAGCGACTGAACCTGTGCTAACGTGCCGTCCAAACATGAGGTCGATCAATGTCCGAAAATCCATTTGACCTTTCCTCGGCCCCCTTGGTTGAGCCCGAAGCGTTCGTCGCAGGCTCGTTCATCGCTTGGCGGGCTGAAGAAGACGTCGACAACGCCCTTTACGGGGTGGTCTACGATTTCCGGTCCATCGTGGGGGCTGCCTCGTTCACCGTAAACGGTACGCTGGTTTCGACCGGGGTGTGGTCATTTGCAATCCCCTCGGCCACGTCTGCTGTGTTCGTGGCCGGTGAGTACCAGTGGACACGGTCGGTTCGGCGCATTTCGGACTCTGAAAAGGTCATTCGGGCCGACGGTTTCATGACTGTCTTTTCTGCGACCGAAGACCGTCGTAGCCATGCCCGCATCATGATTGCGAAGATCGAAAGTATTTTGGAAAATCGTGCAGACAGTGACGTGTCTCAGTACACAATCAAGGGTCGTGAAATTACCAAAATGACCGTTTTGGAACTGACGACGTGGCGCAACCTGTACCGATCCGAACTTGGCCTTCAGTCCGGCAAATCTTCTTCGACTCTGCAAGTGAGGTTCAGCGATGTTTGAGTTTCTACGTCGAAAGCCCGTCGAAGCGCCAGCGCCGCGCGTTGAGCCGTCGGTTCGGGCGTATGCCGCTGCTTCAAACGCCGTTCGGTTCGGTGACATGTCCCGAATCGTAGGGTCGGCTGACGCTGAACTGATGGTGTCCTTGTCGACCATCCGGTCGCGGGCGCGGACACTGGCACAGAACAGTTCCGTCATGCAACGGTTCCTGCAACTGATGAAGGACAACGTTGTTGGGCCTGAAGGTTTCCACTTGCGCTGCCGGGTTCGGATGCTTGACGGGAAGCTTGACGTGAGTCTGAACACCCGTGTTCAGAACGCTTTCTGGAAGTGGACCGAGAACGGCATGACCACAGACGGTCACCTGTCGTGGCCTGCGTTCTTGAAGCAGGTCGTCGAAGTCTTTGCGCGCGATGGCGAGTATTTGTTCGAGATCGTCACCGGTCAGAAGTATCGGGACGGTGTCGCCCTGAACCCGATTGAGTCCGATCTGCTGGACGAAAACCTGAACGGGAACGACCCTTCGACCGGGAACGAAATCCGCATGGGTGTGGAAATCGACAACTCTGGCAGGCCGGTTGCGTACCATTTCCTGACATACCACCCCGGTGACCCCGGAATCTGGCAGTCCATGAAGTCAGCCCGTCGGTATCGTCGGGTTCCGGCTGACCGGGTCGTTCACATTTTCACCAAGCGCCGCATTGGGCAGACCCGTGGCGAACCTGCGGTTGCGTCGATTGTTCGCGACCTGAAGATGCTGGACGGATACCGTGAGGCAGAAGTCACCAAGCGCCGCATGATGGCGTCGACGGTTGGATTCTTCACCAAAGCGGTGCCGGTCGCCGTCGGCGGTGTGGACGCTCTGGGGAAGTTGGAAAACCCGGCTGAACCCAGTGCGCCTCTGGTCATGGACGTTGCCCCCGGTGAGTTTAAGGAACTGCCGCCCGGTGTCGACGTCAAAGCGTTCGATTCGTCTTCGTCGTCGACCGACTTCAAACAGTTTGACAGTCAGATCAAGCGTTCGTTGGCTATGGGTCTTGGGATTTCAGCCTTCAGTCTGGGGATGGAAACCGATGGGGTGTCTTATTCGACCGGTCGATCAGTTTTGGTCGAAGATCGTGATTTCTATCGCAGTCACCAGTCCGATCTGACCCGTGTGTTCATGCGCCGCGTGTTCCCGGTTTGGCTGAAGTTTCACATGTTGCAGCAAGATTCAGTGGTCCCCCCGTCACGCTTTGCGGCAGTCTTGGATAAGTCGTCGTTGCGCCCTCGCGGTTGGGACTGGGTCGATCCTCTGAAAGAAGTCAACGCGAACGCTGAAGCACTTCGGACACGTCAGACTTCTCTTTCACGCATTGCTGCACAGCGGGGTCTTGACTTCGACGATCTTGTCGATGAAATTCAGGCAGACGAACAGGCTTTGCGCGACCGTGGGCTGTCGATCACCCTTGTTGAACCCAAGGTGTTGACCTCGACCGACGAATCGGGTAACAAGGCAGATAAAGGTGGTGAAGATGACTGATTTCGTTCGGAACAGTTCGGCTGGTGACGTTCGCGCTGATGAAGCGACGGGCAGTATCACCGTGTCTCTTTCTTCGGAAGAACCCTACCGTCGCTTCGACGGTGTGGAAATCCTCGACCACTCCGATGACGCTGTCGATCTCTCGTGGTTGAATAGCGGGAACGCCCCGCTTCTGGATAACCACGACCGGTACACCGGTTTGCGGGCCCAGATCGGGGTCGTCGTTCGGGCTTGGCTCGAAGAAAAACGGCTTTACGTTGAAGTTCGCTTCAGCAACCGGGCCGATGCACAAGACATTCGTCGTGACATTCTCGACGGGATCATCCGCAATGTTTCCGTAGGGTATGAGCGAATTAAGATTGGCGCGCGGAGTGAAGGTGGCGATGACACCTACCGCGTGACCAAGTGGAAGCCGATGGAAGCTTCCTTTGTTACCGTACCTGCCGACCAATCCGTCGGCATCGGGCGGGCTACCGAAACCACTCAGGAGGGCATCATGCCACCGATTGAAGATACCACGCCCTCCACGCCGGAGGCACCTGTCGTTCGCTCTGCTGCGCCCGCGACCGTCCCGGCTCTGCCGGTGGCGCAACCGGCCCCGGCAGACCGTTCGGCTGAGACCAATGCGGCCATGGCCGACATTTATGCACTGGCCGCTTCGCACTCGCGTAGCGACATGGCGACCGCCTATATCGACGAGTCCGTCCGTTCCGGCCAGACCCCGTCGTATGCGGCGTTCCAAGGTCGTCTGCGGGCTGCGATCCCCGCTGACACCCCGATGCGCAACACCGACATTGGTCTGACGCCACGGGAAACCCGTCAGTTTTCGATCATGGCCTTGGCCCGGTCGATGCGTGACGGTGCCACCAGTGCTGACGTTGAGGCGGCTGCGTTCGAAATCGAAGCCAGCAACGCTGCTCGTGATGCTGCGCCCAACGACGGTCGTACCTCGCGCGGCATGTACAGCCTGCCGTCCGAACTGATGCGTTCGTGGGGTGACTTTGAAGTGGACGGCGTTCGTGCGGCTATCGGCACAGGCGCGGGCGGTGCCAACATTTTGGATACCACACACCTGTCCAATCGCTTCATTGACAACCTGCGCAACCGTTCCGGCGTGATGCGGGCTGGCGCGACCATGCTGGCTGGTCTCGACAACCACGTCGAAATCCCCGGTGGTCAGGCGAACAACGTCGCGGCATGGTTGGCGGCTGAAGACGCGAACGTTGCGGAAAGCAACCCGACGTTCCGCAAGGTGACTTTGGCACCGAAGGACCTCGGTTCTTACGTTGACCTGACGCGCCGGATGCTTCAGCAGAGCACCATCGCTCTGGAAGCCTATGTGCGCAAACAGATCACCGACGGTATCGTGCTGGAAATCGACCGCGCGGCTCTGTACGGCACCGGTGCTACCGGCCAGCCGACCGGTCTGAACGCGACCGCAGGTATCGGTTCGATTGCTTTTGCGGCTGCTGCCACCACCGGGATTCCGACCCGCGAAGAACTGATCGACATGCGCAAGCTGGTCGCAGTTTCGAACCGGGGCACCGAATCGCTGAAGTGGCTGTTCAACTCGTCGTCCTTGGGTGACATGCAGAAGACCCGGATCGACGCCGGTTCGGGCATGTTCCTGATTCAGGATTCGAACGAACGCCTGATCGGCAACCCGTTCATCGAAACCAACCAGATTCCGGTTGGTCCGACCCTGAACGACGTCTGGCTCGGCTTCTGGGAAGACATGCTGATCGGTCTGTGGGGTTCGCTGGACCTCGACCGCGACACCGCTGCGAAGTTCTTGGCTGGTGGTATTCGCCTTCGCGGCATCCAGACTGTCGACGTTGCTGCGCAACGGGTCGGCTCGTTCGTCAAAGGGACGTAACGAATCCTATCGACTGGGGCGGCTTCGCGGTCGCCCCTGTTTTTCTGTCAACTTGCAACATCATGGAGCCCTCCAATGTCCGGTAAAAACCTCAAAGCCCTCACCACGATTCTGGTCGGTGGCAAGCACGTCGCTGAAGGCGAAGTCATCAGCAAGAAAGAGTTCGCCAACGAGGGCGAATGGAAGAATTTGACGGTCGGGTTCGTCCCGCCCCGCATGGAAGAAACCGACGAAGAAGTCGGCCTGCCGGTTGCCAAGAAAAAGCCGACCGCCCCGGTCGTACCGCAGGCTTAACATGCCCGGATCGTTCATTGAGCGTGACCTAAAGGCCGTATTTTCGTCTCGCGATTTTTCCGAGACTGATGGCGCGGTCACGCTCAATGGTATGGTTCTCCCACTAGCCCTGTTCGACAACGAAGACATTCAGGTCGAAGAAACGGGTTCCGGCTTTGCAAAGGTCATGTCACAACCGACGGTCACCTGTCCGACAACCGCCGTTGTGGCCATTGCTGAGAAGCAAATCGTCGTCGTTAGAGGTGTCAGCTACCCTGTAACCTCGTGGTTCAACAATGGTGACGAGACCACCACCCTCTACCTTGGGAAACCCGCATGACCCATGTTCGCCGTCAGATTCGTGACCGCCTCGCGGCTGTCCTCGACTCGTTCATTCCGACCGCCAAAGTCACGTCGGGTTCAATGTTCGATCAGAATTTCCCAGATGCTGACTTGCTGATCGAAGTGGTCTTCGTCGACGAACAGATCGACGAAGAAACCATGGGAAGTGACATTCAGCGTCGACTCCCGTCGTTCCAAATTCGCGTCCAGCGTGTCAGCGCCGACGGTGTCGATGATCTCTTGGACGCGGACGAAGTGGTCATCAGTGATGCGATCTTCTCAGTTGTCTGGGATGACTTGTGTCTGGACGACCCTGAAATTTCCCGCGTACAGCTTGTTCGTGGGGCCGAAGGTGGTTCGGGAGTCTCGGCTCTTGTAATCACTGTCGGCTTCGACTATCGTGCCTCCAAAGATGATCTCGAAACGCCGAAAGGATAACCCATGGCTGTTCTCAAAGGAAAAAGAGGCGTTGTTGGCATCGCCGGTTCGACGGCTCTGTTTGCTGAGTTGAAAGAGTGGTCGGTCACCACGAGTGCCACCACGACCGACTCCACCAAGATGGGCGACGACTGGGAACTGCACGAACAGGTCCTGTTGTCTTGGGAAGGCAAAGCGACTTGCTTCTATGACCCCGTTGACGCGGATGGTCAGGTGGTTGCGGTTGCCGGTGCGTCCTTGACGATCCATTTCTACCCGAACGGTGTGGCCGTGGCCGCAAACGCTCGGAAACTGGTCGGCCTCGTCACCGTTGAAAAAGTCGAACGTTCGGCAATGCACAATGGTCTGATCGAAGTCAGCTTCAGCTTCAAGGGTAATGGTGCCCTCGTCGACTCGGCGGCGTAAGTCGTCACAAAGGAACCCCTGCTATGAACGATATTGCATCACTCTTGACGTCCGAGACGTCCAGTTACACGCTCACCTCGGCCACCATTGTGCTTGGTGACACCCCTCTGACTGTGTACGCGCGCCCGGTTAACGGTGCCGACATTCAGTACGTTACCCGGAAACACCCGACGTTCAGCCAGAACCCGACACCTGAGTCGATGGTTGAACTGTTGATTCGCAAAGCGGTGCAGGAAGACGGTACGACGAAGGTCTTCAGCCTTGTGAACAAGGACGCTCTGATGCGCGTCAAAACCGACAAGCTGAACATGTTTTTTGCCGACCTGTTCAAAGGTCAGTTCGACGAACAGACCGACGAAGACGCAGAGACCCGGTTGGGAAACTAGCCAACGATCCGCTGAGGCGAACCTATTTCGCCTTGGCGGAACGCTTGCATCAACCTCTTGACGTCGTCCTGTCGTGGCCTCTTGACGAGGTGCGTGATTGGCTGGCATACTTCGAATTGCTGAAACAGGAGCATGACGAGAATGGCGGCTAAGGGCCTACTTTTTACGATTCGGGGCCGGAACGACGCTGCTGCTGCTGTCAACAGCTTCAACAGCGGGCTCGACCGTGTGCGCAGCACCACGAGTAAGATGATCCCGACACAGTCAGGGTTCAACAAGGGCTTGTCAGAAAACCGACGGGCGATTCAACAGGTCGGTTTCCAACTGAGCGACTTTGCGATCCAGATCGCGGGTGGTCAGAACGCCATGCTTGCGTTCACACAACAAGGTGGTCAGGTTCTTCAGTTCTTCGGACCTTTTGGTGCCATTGCGGGCGCATTGTTGGCGATCTTCGGGTCGCTGGCGATTGCGTTCGTGAAGACCGGTCAGAGCCTCACAGCGATGATCCCCGCGTTCGGTCAGGTCTCGGGCGAAATTCAATGGTTGGTGACTGCGTTCGGTCGCGTGTTTGAAGTAGCGAAGCAAGGCTTTGAAATCCTCTTGTCGAACCTCGACGTTGTGGTTATCGCTATCAGTCTTCTTGCCGGTCAGGTCATGGGTGCGTGGATCATCAGCACGTTTACGGTGACGGGTGCCCTTGTTGCGCTACGCGCGGTTCTGGTGACTCTGTTACCCTACGCGCTGATTCTTGGTGTTGCGATCCTGATCGAACGCTTCATGCGACTGATCGAGGTGACTGGTGGATGGGCACAAGCCTTGCAACGTCTATCGGCTTTCGCTTCGGAAGTTTTCAGGAGCATGTCTGAATCGGCCAACGGCATGTATTACTACGTTGAAGGTGTCGCCCGTAGTATTCAGGTAGCGTTCCTGAGCGCGTTTTCAGGAGTGGTTGACGCTTGGAACGCTGCAATGGGGGCCATTACTTCGGGTTACAACCAGTTTGCTAGCGTTGTCGGTGCTGATCTCATTTCTTGGACGGCTGGTCAGTTTGACGCTGCGGGTGCCATTGCCAGTCAAACCCGTGAGGCGGCGCGTTCGATGGATGCGTCCGCAATGTGGTTTGAAGATTCTGTAGCTACCATAAGCGGTGCTTGGGGTAGTCTGACGGCGGGCATGGGTGAAAACCCCTTCAAGTTTGACTTCGGTGGTGCCGGGGCAGGTGAGGGTGGCACAGGTGGTACAGGTGGCGCAACTGGCGGTGGTTCGCCAGCCGACGCGATTGCCGAAGAAGCGAGACGCATCAAGGAAATCTTTGAAGACATTTCCAGTTCGATCTCCAAGTCGCTGCTGACCGGTTTCAAAGCCGTCCTGAACGGCACGTCGAACCTGAAGACCTTCGCTCTCGACGCGCTGAACTCAATCTTGGACAAAGCGCAGGACCTGCTACTGTCTCCGATCTTCGACATGATCGGCGGCTATGTGGCCAACTCCATGGTGGGCCTGTTCGGTGCCCCAGTTTACCCATCGCCGTCGTTTGCTGGCGGTGGTCACACCGGCAACGCCGCACGGTCTGGCGGTCTGGACGGTAAGGGTGGTTTCAGTGCGATTCTGCACCCTCGTGAGCGTGTGGTCGACGAGACCATGGCTTCTGGCAGTTCGGCTGGTGCTTCGAGTCTGGGGACCGTCACGTTGCTGGTCAGCGAAAGTTCTTCGTTTATGTCCACGATTGAGGCTACCTCTGACAAGGTGGCGGTGAAGCGGATTTCCGAGTATGACCGAACCACTTTGCCGGGGTCTGTGCAGCGTGTGAACTCTAACGGAAGGGTCCGCTAAATGGCACTCGGGATTCCTGTTGTTCTGAACCAATTTTGGGACAAGTCGACCTTTCGGATTCGAAGTGCAAGTCTGATCTTGTCTGATGTTCGCAGTCAAAATATGACCAAGGGTGGGCTGGTGCTTGATTCGGTACGCTCGTTCCGCCTTTGGGGTGGTACGGTCGAAGTCGTGCCGATGACCCATGCTGACGCGGTTGAGGTCGACACTCTCATGTCGTTCCTGACAGAAGCCGGTACGTCGTTCCTCTGCTACGACAAGCGCAACCCTCGGCTTCGTTCGGACCCCACTGGCGCGGTGGCCGGTATCACCCTCTCGTCGGTCAGTGCGAACCGTAAAGAGGTCAACCTCGCCGGATTTCCGGCCAACTTCTTTCTTCAGGCGGGTGACGCAATCGGGTACACCTATTCGTCCGCCCCGACGCGTTACGCCTACCACCGGGTCGTGAGAGCCCCGAACCTCGCAACCGGTGCGGGTCTGATCACGGCAGTTGAAGTGACCCCGCCGATTCGTGACGGGTTCATCCTCGACCAAGCGATCACGGTGAATAAGGCCGTGATGAAAGCCAAGGTGGTGCAAGGGAGCCTCAAAGCGTCTGTCGGACAACCCGGCAAATCGTCCAGCGGTGTCAGTTTCGACTTCATGCAAACTTTCGGAGTGTGACCATGACTAGCAGGTTGTCTCCCGCGATGCAGGCACTGGTGGCATCAAACCCTACAGTTGTGGCTGAGTGCTTCATCCTCGTGAAGCCGAAGGTGTTTGATACGGGCGCTATCCAGAACATTGGCTTCTGGACCGGACACGACGCTGTTTCCGCCAATCCCGACGGCACCTCGCGGACCTATCTGGGCGGTGGTGCGCTTCTGGACGTCGGGGAACCCATCACCTACTCCACTGGTCTGATGGTCAAGACTTGGCAGTTCACCCTCGGAATCACCAGCCCAGAGGTTGACGCGCTGATCCGGTCCTACGATTATCGGCTGGCTGAGATCACGGTCTGGCGGGCCAACTATGACCCGTCCACGCTTGCTCTGATCGAATACACTCGGATGCTTCGGGGTCGGGTTCAGACGGCACCCATCGAACAGCCGTCGGGCGGTAACGCATCCTGCGTCGTGACTTGTTCAACGGCTGCGATTGACCTAACACGCAATCTGAGTCACATGTTGACGGATGAATTTCAGAAGGGTCGCTCTGGCGACCGGTTCCTGAAGTACATGGACGTCTCTGGCACATTTTCAACAAACTGGCAAACCTGATGCGACACCGCGACTGGCACTCCCGATTGACGTCATACCTGTCCTTGGCGGGTGGGCACGACTGCGCGCTATGGGCGGCAGGTGCGGTTGACGCCATGACAGGTGTCGACCCTGCCGCGAAGTACCGGGGTGCGTATGTGACCTTTGATGAAGGTCTGGCGCTGCTGAAGGCTGACGGCTTCGGGGATCATGTTGACTGGCTTCGGGCAAATTTCGAGTCGATTCTTGTCACCGAAGCGGGTCCGGGTGACCTCGTGGTCATTGACACCGACACCCTCTCGGCGTTAGGTATCGTGCAAGGCGCTGCGGTCTACGTTCTGACACCGAATCGTGTCGGCCTCGTACCTCGATCCCGCGCAACACTCGCTTTCAGGGTCTAGTACATGCCACAGGTTCTCGGCGCAATCGGTCTGTCTGCGGTTAGCAGCGCCACCACAGGCTTCTTTGCGACCATCGGCGGGCGTCTTCTGGCCTCTGTCGCCATTGGTGCGTTGCAGTACGGTATCGCGCAGGCGCAGGCCAAGTCTGCACAGTCCAGTGGTGGCATTGCGACTGACCAGACCCTTACGGGCGGCACCAACCCGGTCTTTTTTCAGATGGGCACATACGCCACGGCTGGCGTGATGAACGGACCCGAACTCACGCATGGCGACGACCGATACCTGACCTATGTCATTGTGGTGTCTGCCTTGCCGGGGGTGCAGCTTTCTCGTCTGATGATCAACGGGGCATATGCCACGGTGTCCAACTCGTCGCCTCACGCTGACTATGGCAAGCGCATCCTCGGCCTTTACGAGGCAGCCGACGAGGAAGTCACGGGAGTCGATGCGAACGGCACCCCGGTGACGTCTGACGTGATCAACAACTACGCTTGGATCAAGTGGTACGACGGGTCTCAGACGGTTGCCGACCCCATGATGTTGGCGAAGTATGGTGCCCACCCGACGTGGCCGTGGTCTGCGGATATGATTGGGCGCGATACCACTTATGCGATCTTGACGTTCAAGGGGAAGGCCGCGATCTACCCTTCGAAGCCGACGGTGAGGTTTGAAGTCACAGGCATCCCCCTGTACGACATTTCCAAGGACACGACTGCGGGCGGGTCCGGGCCACACCGTTGGGGAACACCGTCGACATGGCAACCATCAGACAATCCCATGGTGCAAGCGTACAACGTCCTGCGCGGTGTGACTATTCAGCCGGGGATGGTGTACGGTGGGTCCTTTGGCGCATCTGACCTACCCGCCGATCTGTGGATCGACGCGGTCAACAAATGCAACGTAGTCAACGGTGGTGTTCCGACGTTCAGGTGTGGCATTGAGGTCAATGTTTTCGACGAACCCGCATCGGTTCTGGAAGAAATCGCAAAGTCGTGTTCCGCTGACTTTGCCGACGTCGGCGGAGCATTGGAAGTGCAAGTGGGCGAACCACCCCTGCCTGAATACTTTTTCACCGACGACGACGTAATCGTCACGGCTGATCAGTCGACGACGTTGTTCAACGGCGACTTGACCGGGTCGGTGTTCAACGCGGCCTCGGCGGTCTACCCGGAACCCGGCATCGGATGGGAACGTAAGGACTCCCCGACCGTATCCTTCCCTGACTTTCAGGCGGCTGACCTTGGTAAACCCCTGATCGCCACGATGGAGTTCGCCACGGTTCCGTACCCTGATCAGGTGCAGCGTCTTTCGTCGATCTATGTCAAGGACAGCCGGAAGACCCGCCGACATGTTCACGCGCTTCCGCCGTCGGCGGCGTTCCTTTCACCCATGCGTACCGTGTCTTGGGCGTCTGTCGAAAACGGTTACGGTGCCGGAAAGCTTTTCCGCATCGCTGAGATTCAAGACGACATTCTCTCTATGGTTCAGGCCGTCACTCTGGTTGAAACCGACCCGTTGGATTATGACTTCCCCATCGGTTCGGTGGTGCCCACCGTTCCGCCGTCGATCAACCCTCAGTCGCCCGTGCCATTGTCGATTTCAGCCTTTGGTGCCGCGCCTTTTGTGCTGACGGACAACAGTGCTGCGCAGCGGCGGTCGACGATTCGGATGACGTGGTCGACTTCGAACGTCTCAGACAACGTGACGTCGACACAATGGCAGGGGCGGCTGAACGGCTCGACCCTTGTGACCATCAAGGGGTCGACCACCGACTCGGCATCAGGGTTCGCAATCGAAAGTGCAGTCACCCCTGCCGTCACATATCAGGTCCGCGCCCGCCACAAATCCAAAAGTTCCGTCGGGCCATGGAGTGCATGGGTCACCGTTACGACCACTGACGTCAAGGTAGCTGCGACTGAGATCGACCCTGTGGTCATTACGTCTATTACCACGGCTCAGGCTACGGCAGACAGCGCTCAAGCCGATGCCGATGCGGTTACGGCGGCTCACAACGCTCTTGTCTTGGGCTTCACAGGTACGTTGGCTGATGCTTTTGACATTGTGACACAGATTGCTGAAGCAGAGGGTAAGGGCTGGCTTGCCGATCCTTATTTTGCCGACTGGTCAGCGACAACGACCCTTGACGTGAATAACTGGGGTGAAAGTGGAAATCCGACGTTTCAAACCCGCCTGACGGATGGGTACGGCGGTGGGGTGTACACCAACATTCCAGCGGGCAACGCTGCGTTCTCGCATTTCGTGGCCTACACCGATGTGAACAACGGCCTGAACGGTGTCAACTTTGCAGCGTCACATGTGACCGTGACTCTTGAGTTTGACCTGATCGCAGGCAACCTTGACGCGCAGCAACTTTACGTTCAGTGGTCGACTGACGGAACCACTTGGGTGACCGGGCTTCGCAATGGTCTGAACACGACTGTGACCTTTACGGCGCGCGGGGTTCAGGTCATTCCCGGTGTGCGACAAATCATCCAAGAGGTATGGGAAAAGCCCGCTGGCACGTTTACGTGGATGAGACTCGTCTATTTGACAAAAGCAAATGCGTCAGCCGCCGTCCTGACCCAGATCAAGACTTACTTGCTGAACATTCGCGCTTCGACCAAAGCGGAAATCGACGCTTACAAGACTTATACCGTCGCGACGGCGACCAATGGTGCGACGACAACGGTTCAAGGTATCGGTGCGGCGCTGGCACAGGTCAATACGGCTTTACAAGCGCAGGTCGGGGCGACGAATGTGAACCTTTCTGTCAACTACATCACGATTGCCAACTCAACGGCGGCTCTGACCGCGTCCGAGAACATTCAGAAAGCGTCGATCAGCAAAGGTGACGCTGCGTTTCCACGCTTTAATGACGCGACAAAAACCAACTGGAACACTGGACCCTCTGCCGTCGCGAATACCATGTACGGCTCTGGATCGAATTACACCTTCGCTGTTCCCGGCGCTGGAACGTTGACGGGTATTTATAAGACCAGTGCAGATGCCGACTGGAAGGGTGCGAAGGATGCCAAGGCGTACACGGTCGAGATTGACGGGGTTTTGAACAGCGGTGCCTTGGGCGGTGCCTGTGTACTTGTCGATTGGGTCAACACCATCGGGACTACGTTCAGAGCCTCCATGCGGCTGTCGGACATGCTTGGTTTCACCCCCGCTGCTGGCCAACCATTCCGCGCCTCTGGAACGTTCAGAAGACCCACCAACTTCACTGGGACGTTCAGTTCCCATGTGGTCCACCTACTGATCGGTTCAACTGTTCTCGAAGCCAATGTGATCAAGAATGTAACGACCCACAGCTTCGCAGTCTATGCGGGCAGCGCGACCGACCTTCTGGCCGGGGATTTGAACGCTGAAGTGACGGCGATCCTTGGGACCGACGTTAGCGCCCTGACCGGAACGGCACTGGCGACCCTTCTGACGCAGCTTGCAGTTGACGCAGGTGGCACCAGTGCTACCCTGATCAATCAGGGCGTGGCCGTGTCCGACCTTCAGGGCAACGCCTCGGCATCGCTCGTGTTCGGGGTACAAGCGGGCAGCGCAGGGGCCGTGGTTGAACTTGTCGCCGCCGATGACGTGGCAGGTGGTCCGGTAAGCAATGTAAAGATTGCCTCGCAGAATGTGGACATTCAGGCGGAGTCGCTTCGGATCAGCAACGGGGGAAACCTCTGGCCCGACTTCAACATGACTTCCAAGAACTTCTACGCG